CCTGATCAAATGGAATATATTTATACTGTTGACGCACTGTGTTTGGATGAATACCTAAGCGGTCACAGGCTAGCTGTAATGATCTATATGTGATTCCTTTATAAGTTACTTTATACATATTTTACTCCTTTAATTTTTCCCTGGATAATCTACAATTCATCATCAGCAGCATTATCAAAATCAAAATCCGAAGAAACAGCTTTTAATTTTATTCCGACAAAATTATGATGTCTGCCATTTGATTTTATGGTGATTCCCAATTCTGAACATGATTCTCTGAATGAATTTTTAGCAATAACACGGTTATAATTCTGTTCACTGCAATAATTACAATAAGCCAGATATAAATCATTAAGTGATACTTTATCAATAGTGTACTGCTTTGTAATTTCCACACAGTCACGGATAAATCCGGCAACAGGGTTGGCAGAATCTAACCATATATTTTTAGCGTCTTGACATGAAATAGGCTCTTTAAAGTACCCACGTTGTTTAAGTCGTTTCAATCCTTCGAGTGCTTTATTTAGTATTCCTGGCAGTTCCGTTTCAATTATTTCATCAGCGATATTTAACTTGACGGTGCTGTCATTATCTCCATCATCATAGCCAAAACCACGAGTAAATGGCACGACTAAAGCCCTACGTCTGAAACCCCTGGATACATCTTTTGTCTTTGGAACTCCATTACAGCACATAACCACAGTACAAATTTTTGTGAAGGTGAACGGCTGTGCGCCTTTAGGGTTGGCAGTAATTAAACCGTCTTCAGCTAATTTTTTCATGGTTCCATCCGGTAGCGTGAAGTTCTTGTCTAAATCATCATCATAAACAAGTAACTTTCCCACTAATGAACTCGTTGCGTGACTGTCTGCGAAATTACCTGTATTAAAACGCTCGATGCTCTCCGGTAGAACTGCATCACCTAGCAACGCACTAATTATTTTCATTTGCGTTGTCTTACCGTCTGAACCGTGACCACGGAATAAGAAAAACTGTGCTGGCCTTTTTTCCGGGTGCAGAATGTAGCCGATAATCTCATAGAAGTGGCGCATAACATCTTCACAGTCTGGAAGTTTTTTAAATGTTTCACGGAGGGCCGCATCATACTTCGGGCACGTGGCTTTAGGATTGAATTTCACATTTGAAACATTAATTAAATGGCTTTCTGCTTTGTGCTTTTTGAACTTATACTCACCTCTTGAATTTAGCCAAAGTTCACCATTTAAACAGTTGATAATTGGTTTAGGTTTGCATTTTAAGTCCAATGGATCATCCGCAGTTGCTTTCAATCTGGCAATTAAATTTACTGCATTTGTAACAAGTTCATTTTCAGACTGTTTCACTGTCATTTTTTTGCGTAACTCGTCTAAATTCTTAATTACAAATTTTCCGATATATTCTTTACTAACAGTCTGCCAATACACGCCGTTGTAGGTCCAAAATTGGGAATTATAGTTATATATTAAATCCTTACCGCCGTTGAAACTTCTGCGGAGTGTCATTTCAGCTAATAGTCTAGCTAAATCGCCTAAATCGTCTTTTAAGACTTCGGCTTGTATTGCTTTGATCTGCCCTTGCGTTAAATCCGTGTTTTTAGCAATAGCTTTAATCGCCCTGGCATTGGTCAGATGTTCACAGTGCATAGTTGCACGTATTGCATCAATAATTGCATCATCAGAACTATATTCATCGAGTGCATTGGCCTTGCCCAGAACTACCGCCGGATCTAATTTTTTAAACTTCTGCTCTAAGATTTCGTCAATATCATCCGTACCATCACTGTCTGAATTGGTACTGCAGTCAGCATCAGAACTGCAGTCAGCATCAGAACTGCAGTCAGAATCATCACTGCAGTCAGAACTATCAGAAGTATCAGAACTATCATCACTGCAGTCAGAAGTACCAAATACCAATTCATCAAAATTATCCGCAGTTATTTCCTCATCGGAGTTATCAGATGCTATACTCTCCCATTCTGCATCATCATCGAAAATATCATCATCGCTATTGTCTAGCGGTGGTAAATCATCGAAGTCATGCGAATTTAAGATGCTGTGATAGTTCTGACCGGATTTCTGCAAGTGCATTAAAATTGTACCGAGCGTATATTTTTCTGCCTTATCTGATAAGCTGTTCCATCTCGTTCTGATTTCATTTTCAGCGTTGGAATAGTTCGGATCTGATGTACTCCAAGCGATAAATTCCTCGATGCCGTTGCCATCGGTAGCGTCATGTGCAGCACACATAATCGGGAACCATAAATCATTACTACAGAATTGTTCCGGTGGCAGTAATGCGAGCAATTCAGCTAATTGGTCATTACGGATTTTTTCACTGTCTGAATTGCGGTGCGGTACATTGGCACGTTTCAGCAGTTTGAGCAGTGGGGATAATTCTTTCTGCTCTATGTCATTACGGAGCCATGTATAATAATTGCCGCTTGGATGCAGACTTCCGGCGGCGCATACCTGGCGGCCTTCCGTCTTGAACTCGATACCGGGATATTTATCGAGAACCTCATTAATATTTAAGTCTGATGGTTTGGAAAAATAAAAATGATAACCACCGCCGCCCGTTTTGACTGTTGGTGCGTGGTCCTGAAGTCTACAGCCTAAATCATTCTGTAGCAGTTCCAAACTGTCAATACCGTCTTTGTAGTTTCTAGGGTCGCAGTCCACGACTAAATCTGTATCGGATAAAACAAAACCAATGTTATAGCCATTCTGGAAGTATTCCGTGATTTTGCTGTATGGTAGAAGTCTATCAAGCCAATTTTTGACAATCGGATTTTTTTTACGTTTGTCTAAAATTGTTAAATTTTTCTCATTCTCAAAATACCATTTCAGAACATCTGAATTATTCTCAGCGTTTTTATTCTCCAAATTTTTCATTGACATACTCCTTTAAACCATCAGAAAGTAGATCACCGTAGCATGAATCATTAATCATTTTCAGTGTTTGGTCTGTCAATTTCTGTTTATGAAAAGTTCCCCATATCCTGGAGTATGGTATTTTAGTTTTTACAGATATAAAAGTTAAATCCCCATCGCTGATATTTAACAATGATTTCATGAGTTTGATTTTTTCTTTTTCAATTTCAAGTTTTGTGAGCATTTCAAAAACTCCTTCTTTATTAATGACACGGTTTAATTGTATTAAAAAACTAGAATAAAGTAAAATCATAAATGAGCAAAAACAGAAAAATTTGTGATGTTTATCTAAAAATTAACAGATTAGCTATTGAATTAAATCTTAAATTGTTGCACAATAAAGCCATCGAAACACAGAAAAACAGCGAGGTAGATATGCAGATTAAAATTACAGTTGATATTGAAAATACTGACATTTTAAAATTCTTTGAGTTATTCAAAAAGGATTTAGCAACCGTTGCAAAAAATACAACAGTTGAAACTGTGGCAGAACAACAGCCTAAAAACGAATCCGCAGATTTTAGCGAAGAACAACAGCCTAAAAAAGCGCAGAAAAAGCAGACTAAAAACGACTGTGCTGATTTTAGCGGAGTACAACAGGATAATTCACAGACTGAAGAAAAATCAGATAATACTGATAATTCCCTGGAGCATGAATTTAATTTTAATGCGGCTCCGATTGAAGACAAAGTTGAAATTGTTAAAAACATACTTGTAAGAATGGCTAAATCTGGCCATAAAACCGAGGCAAAAGAAATTCTGACAAAAAATAAAGTTCCGGCATTATCCAAGCTGTGCGATGCAGAAGAAAAGATACTCGTAAAAATTTATAACGAGGTGAAAAATGCGCAGTAATACAATAATAAATAATGGTAATACATATCCATTAGCAGACCATACCGCAAGAGATCATTCAAGACTTTCACCAAGTGGAGCGCATAGATGGATGCTCTGTCCGGCATCCGTACCATTTCAAAAGAAACTAGGGATAATTTCGCAGTCTAGCGAGTATGCGGCAGAGGGTACAGCAGTTCATGAAATAATTGAGCGTTGTCTGAAAGATGGTGCAGAGCCGGTTGATTTTATAGGCAAGACTCTATCAGTAGACAAATTTGAGAAAACCATAACTGAAAAAATGGCAGATAATGCGACTGTGATGGTAAACTTTTGCAGAATGAAAAAATCAGATAATGCTGATTTGTATTCAGAGATTTATCTTGATTTGTCTGATATGTTCATTGATGGTTTAGATGGTGGTACAGCCGATTGTGTGATTATTTCACATGATAAAAAGTCTGCTGTTATTGCAGACTACAAGAACGGTGCTGTTAAGGTTGATGTAACTTATAATGATCAGTTATTGATATATGCAGTTGGAGCAATAGACCGCTTTGAATTACCGCAAGACTGCATTGTGGAACTTGCCATAATACAACCTAACGTGTACAAAGAACCGCAGTTATTCAGCTTGACTGTATCTGAAATTGAAGAGTGGCGGGATAATATTCTTGTACCATGTGCGTTGCGGTGCATTGAAGAAAATCCGCAGTTTGTACCTGGTGAAATTCAGTGTAAATACTGCCCTTGCTCCGGCCAATGCCAGCATCAGAACAGCTATTTGATGGAACAGACAAAACTAGATTTTTCTACAGTTCCAAGTCCTGACGCATTGACCGCCGAGCAGAAATTAAAAATATTTTCGGCAGCGGAACAGATAAAAAAATTTATTGATGAAGTTGTAAAATCTGTTACTGCGGAAATGCTACAGGGTGGAAAATATCACGGCTTGAAGTTGGTACGAAAAGCCACAAAAAGAAAATTCACTGAATTGGCTAGTGATGTGGTAATGTCTCCACTTTTGGACTATCTCGATGAAGAAGAAGTATTTGAAAAGAAAATTAAAGGAATCACCGAGATAGAAAAACTGCTGAAAAAGCGAGGAATTAAGGACTACAAAAAAATTGTAGATAGCTGTACTGAAAAACCGGATGGTGAAGTAATTGCAGTTGATGAAAGTGATAAACGTGCGGAGTATATCCCACAGTTAGAAGTGAAACAGTAGAACAGAAAAAGAGGTAAAAATATTATGAGCACTAAAGTTGTTATCAAAGACGTTATTGGTTCTTATGTTTATCTGCGTGAAGCTAGAGAAAACCAGAACGGCGAAAAAGATTACAGTATGCAGATTATTCTGCCAAAGAACCATCCGCAAGTAGAGCAGATAAAAAAAGCTATTACCGAGGTTGCAAAAGAACATTTTGGTGAAAAAATCAAACTGTCTATGCTCAAAATCCCATTGCGCGATGGTGATACGGAAAAAGACACTCCAGAATATCAGAATTGCTATTTTTTCAATGCGAAGGCAAAGAAACAACCGCAGATTGTGAACAAGTATAACGAATTTGCATCAGAAAAGGACCTTGATGATTACTGCTATTCCGGTGCTACATTCTGCGTATCAGTTAATTTTTATGCGTTCGATAAAAACGGTAATCGTGGAGTTTCCGCTGCATTAAATGCTGTGATGTTAAGAAAACAAACCGAGCGTATAGATGGCAGTGTCAATGCTCAGGCAGAGTTTGGAGAATTTGCAGAAAAGCCAGCACAGGGCGGTGATTTTGGCGGCCTTGATGATAGCGAATTTGCCGATGATGGTGAGGACATAGATTTTTAGAATTTTGTCATGTGTTATCCTCAAAAAGAGTTAAAGCGGTGGATGTATTTATACCGTAGGTGCACTGCCGCTTTTTTCAGAGGATAAATAAAAATAATTTTGGGAAATAAAAAAAGGAAATCCAACCATGAATTTTATAGATGAAGTATTTAAAAAAGCAACAAAAGTTGAATATATTACTGTATTTGAAACTTCTGATTTCAGTATTTTCAATCTGAATCCATGCAACAGAAAAATTAACGAAAAGAAAGTAAAAGATTTTATGTCACAAGATATAAAAGATGTTATTTATCCTGTCAGCTCAACAGGTGAAATTCTTGACGGTCAACACAGAATCAGAGCGTGTGAAAAATTAGGAAAATCTGTTAAATTCCAAATAATTGATAATGCAGATGCAGATTATATACATGATATGAATACTGTCGGTTCTGTATGGAATAATGCAGATTTTATGTATCACTACGAAAAAAGAGGTATAAAAGATTATTGCAGATTATTGAAATTTGTTGAGCATACTTGCAAATTAAGATTTTCCAAAAGTATCATAAATTCAATTAGTTTACATATTGTATTGCTGTCAGGCGATCAATTACAAAAAACATGTAACTTCCAGATTAGTGATGGCTTAAAAAATCGATATATAAATGGAAAATTCACAATAAAGTCTTATCCGAAGTGGATTGAAAATTCATTAGAATTATACAAAGAATTGAATAATCACATTGGATTTGTTTCAGTTAAAAAGCAAGTATCGGGAAAATTTGTTACAAGTTTTTATTATTTCAGCGTTGTTCTGCAAGCGTGGGCCTATCAGTTTAACCGGACTGATATTTTTTCAGATTTCAAAAAAAATTTATTACTTAATATTGCTAATCTGCCAAAAATGGTACTTAATTGCAACGGTGATTTTATATCAGTTTTTAATGATATTAGAAACAAAAATAAAAAAAGCAAATTTGAGTATAAAGATTTTGAAGAAATTTATTTGCAAAATTGTTCTGAAGGGAAATATCAAAGTTTAATTGATGCGTATTTTGCAGAACTGAAATAATAAGGAGAATTAAAAATTATGGAATTAGACAAAAAAATTAAAGCGAAAAAAATATTTGACTGCTTTTCAGATTTTGAAGAAGTAAAAAAATATTATGGCAAAGAAGTTTACTGCGCTGACTTTATAGAAAATTTTTCTAATCTGAAACTTTATACAGATAAAACAAAATTAAAAACATTTTTTCCGCAAGAATGTAAGCCGTATCTGTGTGTAGGTCAGCAGTACAGATATGTATTACCATGTGAATTTGTGGAACAGGAGAAACAGTACAGAGCATTAACTATTGATGAATTTCTTGACAGATTTGATATTGGAGAAGTGATAGTTTTCAGAAGTAAAGTTATGCCAAATATTGTATGTCATGTGCTGTTTGATGGTTACATGGAAACAGGTAAAGAAAACGATACATCAATTATTCTAGGGCAGCACCGTTTTTCATTAAAAGAGTTATTCAGTAGTTATGAATATTGCGATGGTGATAGTGATAATTGGCTTAGTTTTGGAGTGTTAGAAGAATGATAGAGTTTTTAACTGAAACACTTGAAATTTTAAAACTGATAGCACAAATCGTTATTCTTGTAGGTTGTCTGTTAATTCTGTTGGCTATACCGTTTATTGCGTATTACTGCCCCGGAAAGCCTGATGAAACACCAAGAATGATATTAAGGATAAGAATTAAAGACAATAAGAGGTAGAAGAATGACTGATAATGTAGAAAAACCAAATCATTACACATTCGGAAAATATGAGTGTATTGATGTAATTGAGGAACTATCCAAGCAGAATAATCTGCAAGGTGCAGAGGGTTTTTTGTACGGAAATATTATTAAATATTTGTGGCGATATAAGCATAAAAACGGTATAGAAGATTTGCAGAAAGCTAGATGGTATTTAGATAGATTGATTTCAAATACAGAGAATGATTATAAGCCTGTTGGAGAAAATCAAAATGGAACAGAAGAAATTAATTGATTATGAGTTAAAAATTGCGCTGAGAATGATAGACAATTTTCAAAATTCTGCCATGTACGAATCGCCAAATTGTTTAATTATGGCAGTACAGAAACAGTTATCAACTATTGCTTTAGAATGTTACGAAAACGGAACACCGATAAATAATAATCTGTTGGAACTGATAAAAGATACAAGTCAATCCCTGGCATTGGCAGACTTAAATTTATCGGTTCTTAAATCGGAATTGAAAAAATATTTTGGAGCAGAAAATTAAATGGAAAAAACAGCTATAACGTGTGATGTGGAGTGTTACCCTAATTATTTTCTAGTGACATTATATAGAGTTTCAGACGGTGCGACAGTGTATGCAGATATGCGCAATGACAACCTGGAACCAAGTGTATTAGAAAAATTGCGTTCTATGTTACAGCGTTATACTGTTGTTACTTATAACGGCAATTATTACGACTTGCCATTAATTTTTATGTTTATTTCCGGCTGTAATAATTCTACTTTAAAAGAGTATTCAGACAGACTTATACATGAGAAAATCAAACCGTGGGAAATAGAAAAAGCCTATAAAGATTTTTCGATTGATACAATAGACTTAATTGATTTGTGTCCGTTGCAGTCTACCCTTAAAATTTATGGTGGTAGACTGCATACAAAAACTATGCAAGACTTGCCACTTCCTCCAGATGCACAAATACCCCAAGAAAAAATAAACACCATCAGAAAATATTGCAGAAATGATACGAAAATAACCGCAGAATTATACAATGAGTTATCCTTTAATCTGCAAATTCGTGAGAAGTTAGGTGCTGAAATTGGAGTAGATTTACGTTCAAAAGGCGATGCTAAAATTGCAGAAACTTTAATCATTAAAAAAATTTATTCAGACCGTCAGACCGTCAGACCGCAAAACGTGGTTAAACCTGGAACAAAATATAACTACACTGCACCAAAATTTATAAAATTTGAATCTGAATTGTTGCAGCAGATTGAATACCAATTTGAGAATTTACCATACACTGTATTAGATAACGGTCATGTGGAATTTTGTTTTGAGAACAAGAAAAAATCCTATAATTTCAGTTTTTATGGCACTAAATACACTTGCGGTATTGGTGGACTTCATTCATGTGAAAAGTCAGTATGCTATAAAGCTACTGATACCATGATAATAGAAGATAATGATGTTACAAGTTACTATCCATCTACAATACTGAATAATCGCTATTTTCCTGAATCTCTAGGTATTGAGTTCTATAATGTTTATAAGGATATTGTTGTCCGCAGAATAACAGCAAAACATCATGGTGATAAACTCACAGCGGCCGCTTTGAAAGTTCCAATAAATGCTTGTTTTGGGAAGTTTGGCAGTAAATATTCTGCACTATATGCACCTGATTTAATGATAAATGTCACCGTTACAGGGCAGTTGTCGCTATTGATGTTAATTGAAATGTTAGAACTTAATCATATCCATGTAATAAGCGCAAATACGGATGGTATTGTTACTTATTACAGCAAAGATTTGAAAGATACCAAAGACAGCATAATACAGCGATGGTCAGAATTGACTGAATACGACATGGAGATAACACCATACTCAATTCTTGCATCAAGAGATGTCAATAACTACATCGCAGTAAAAACCGATGGCCACTGTAAAGGCAAAGGAGCCTATGCAGATTTATCTGAAGAATATTACCATTTACGCAGTAACCCGGATGGAGCGATAAGTTACACAGCCGTTCGGCAATTTCTAATAGACAACACACCGATTGAGGAAACAATCAGAGAATGTCAGGATATAAGACAATTTGTAACTATTAGAACAGTAAACGGTGGAGCAGTTTATAATGGCACGCTAATAGGTAAATCTATTCGCTATTATCATGCAAGCGATAGTTTAGAGTCTTTTTTCTATTCAGACAGTGCCAGCCGTACCACTGCCGGACATTTAGTGCCGTGTACACTTGGTACAGTTCCATGTATGACATTACCGGATAAACTGCCGGATAACATAGATTATGAGTATTATATACAATCTGCTTATGATGCTTTGACTGAACTCGGAATTAATGTATAATATCTGTGTTTGAAGTAATCGGTAATTCAAACACCTGACCCGTAATGTTACGAAACCGTTACGGGTCGCCAAATTTTCATAAATTTTTCTAGGTTCCACAATTTCCATCTCAAAAGACTGCCATATACAGCAGTCTTTTTTATTTCCTAAATTTAGTGATTTATGTCACAAATTAGATTAACTTGTAATAAATATATTTGTATTTAATCCTAAATTATATATAATACTTAATAGACAAGGGAAATAAATCAAACCAATCAATAAGAGGATAACATTATGATGTACACTGAATTTTTAAACCTGGCAAAAGTTACTGAAGATGATATTACTGCTGAAACTTACGATAACATTATCGAACCTATGTATATGGCTACAGATATGAACAAATATGAATTTGTTGAAATGTTGAATATTAAAGCTATCTGCGATAAATATACAAATGTTAATAAAGTGTGCAGAGAACTTGTAAAGCTTATCGCTGAAATGAAATCATTACTTGGTCGTACCACTATGCACGAACAGGAAAACAAATTTGTAGAACTTGCTAAACAGTTTTGTGAATTGCGTGGTATGGAATATTGCTATGAAGATCCTTTAAGTTTAATTTATGAAATCCCATTATATGAAAGAGGATGCACAATGTACACCGGATTTGTGGCAAAAATGGGCAAAGATTATTATACATACACAATAGATAAAAAAGTAGAAGTAAGCAAGTATTGTGCAGCATAAAAAGATAACACAATAAATAAAAATGGTCCGGTGGAACTGCCGGACTAAATAACAGAGGTAAACATTATGACACATGAAGAATTGCTAAAATCAAAAGTAATTAAAGCACTGAAAATAGCTGTTTCAGCTAAAAGCACCGACGGATATGAGAAGATGTTCCTGGAACAAGTTGCGGCTGAAGTTTCAAAGTATGATGTATATTCTGTAAATATTGCAGAGGCCGCATTATTCTATGTGAGCAGACTCGAAGAAACTCCGGCAATTATCGTATTAAAAAGAGATTTAGAAGATTTGTTAGGCTAATCACATTTTTAGTGTAAAATAAATTTGTATTTGTTCCTAAATTATGTATAATACTTAATAGAAAGGAACAAATTTAAACCAACCAATAAGAGGTAAACATTATGGCTACATTCAATTTTAAAGAATTATTTTCTAATCAATTTCGCAAAGATGGCACTTTAAAGGCTCGTAATACCATTGAAAATTATATGCGTTGTCTGCATAACAGATATACCAATATTTACGAATTTGAAGAAAAAACCTACTTCGGTCACACCAAGAGTTTTTACAATCACAATTTTGGTAAATTTCAGAATTTTCTTAAACAGCTTGGTATTGAGTACACTATCGAGAATGATGCACCTAGAGGTGGCAGAAGTGGGAACCACATTGTAATAGTGGATAAAAAACTTGCAGAAGAAGTTTACAATCAGTTTTCAGCAGAATATTAAGAGAGAGAGGTCAGCACTATGAAATATTTACATATCATTTATTGGACTCCAAGAAAATTAAGATGCCAGGAGAAAATCTATAACACCTATTGTGGCATTTCAGAGAAAGACGAAACAATAGAAGAGTTAGCTAGACTCGGTTATAGCTACGAGATTGAAATTATTGAAGATGAAGAGTAATTAAGAGAGGTCGATATGTTAAAACATTCTTTTAGACTTGTTAAAGTAGTAGACGGTTGCCAGGGATATACAAGCGTTGTGGAACTCTCCACAATACCGGAGAAATTTATCAATCATTCACAGTATGGCCGTTGCAGAATTGAGAACTGCGAAGAAAAAGAATCACACTGTGGCCATGGTCAAGGCTGTTTCAGTGTTGAAGATGTAACACGACCTATAGCGTCAATTATGGAGCGTGTGCAGAGTTTTAAAAAGGCCGGATACAAGTTAATTGCGTGGAACAAATAGCATGGGAAAACGTATTCCTGTAACTGTGTGTGGTACTTGGTACCGCACTATTACCGAGTGCTGTAATGCGCTCGGAGTCAGAATAAACACTGTCTATAAGAAACTCCAAAGTGATAAAAGTATAACACTAGAGCAAGCCATATTACAGAGTATTCCAGATATATATGAGATAGATGGAAAAATCTATAAAACGCTGAAAGCCATAGCTGAAGATTATAATCTATCTTATGAAACATTACGGAGTCGCATTGAGTTAGGATGGACCGTTCACGATGCAGTGTATGTGCCTATTGGTACATCACGTTTTAATTTAAAAAAATTCAAATTAGGTGATAAATTATATACTGCTAAAGAATTGCAGCAAATTACCGGACTTAATATATCGAGTGTGTATCATAAGTTTGGTGAGTATAGTACCACCCCCACAAATAAACATTGTATGCCTAAATGTATGAGAACAAGAGGAAAACTGTAAATGAAGAAATGCAAAGATCATAAAGGGCAAGAGTTTAACAGTATTGTAGAAATGTGCGACTATTGGCACATTTCACCATACTGTTATTATTTAAGAACTAAAAAATTAAAGTGGGATGTTAGAAAAGCATTGACCACACCTAGCAGAGAGAAAAAAACAAAAACTGATAATGTTTGTGAATTACTCCAAAGACACGGAATTATCAGAAAAATTAAAACATTCAATAAACTGCTAAAAGATGGTTACACCATCGAGCAAGCTATTGCTGAAATAAAACAGCAGATAGCGGATGAAATCAAAGAACGAGCAAAGATGTTATAAGTGCGTAGCACCTATATTTGTTATAAGAGGTCATAATAATGGAAAAAATACAGTTACTACCACACCAGGAACGAGCAATAAACCACACTGCACACATGAAACGTGTGGCTTATTACCATGATATGGGACTTGGAAAAACTTTTACCGGGTCCGAGAAATTAATTAGTCTTGGCTATAATAAAAATTTAATTATCTGCCAAAAGTCAAAAATCATAGATTGGAAGAACCACATCAAAAAATATTATGATGTGGCTGTTTTTGATTTAACAGAAAATAAAAAATTGGTATCTGAATTTATAAATTGTGCTAATCGAGCGGTTGCCATAATAAATTATGATTTGGTATTCCGCAGAGAGAATTTGCTAAATATTGAAAATTTAGCCTTATTACTCGATGAATCTAGCTTGATACAGAATGAAAAAGCTAAACGCACTAAATTTATTCTAGCGTTAAAATCTGTTGCGGTTGTCCTGTTGTCGGGAACTCCGGTCGGGGGAAAATATGAAAATCTGTACTCACAGTTAAAATTATTAAATGTCAAAATGACAAAATCAGCGTATTGGAACAAATTTATCCGCTGGCATCTTGAAAGTTACGGAACCGGAATACCATTTAGACGTGTTGACGGATATAAAAATGTGGATGAATTAGTCGAACTATTGCAGAGCCACGGTGCAGATTTTCTGAAAACTTCTGATGTTATTGAACTTCCAGAACAGAACTTTATAACTGTTGAACATTCCACATCTAAAGACTATCGGCAGTTTATGAAAACCGGAATATTTACCGGAAAACTAGCAGATAGTGAAATTGAATTTATAGGTGATAACCCATTAAAAAAATTACTGTATGCACGTCAATTATGCAGTTATGGCAATTCTGAGCGTTTGGAACGATTAAAAGACTTAATTGAATCATGTGATAAAAGATTAGTAATTTTCTATAACTTCACCGCTGAATTAACTGCCATGAAAAAAGCTATCGGTAATATCCGGCCTTTTTCAGAAGTTAATGGTACAAACAAAAATTTATCACATTACGAAAAGTGGGATAATTCCATAACATTTGTTCAATATCAATCTGGGGCGATGGGTTTGAACTTGCAGAAAGCAGATACAATAATTTATTTCAGTCTGCCATTATCATCGGAACTTTTTGAGCAGTCAAAAAAGAGAATACATAGGATAAATCAAAAAAACAAATGCGCATATTACATTTTTATGTGCGAAAATTCAGTAGAGCAGAAAATTTATAATACTCTCCAGGAACGCAAAGATTATACTGACAAACTTTTTGAAAAGGATTTTTTATAATGTTAGAAAAAGTTTTTGAAAATAAAATAAAAAAATTACTCAAAGAAAAACAAGCGTACTATGTAAAGTTTTTTGGCTGCGGAATTACCACCGCTGGCACTCCTGACATACTAGCGTGTGTAAATGGGTTTTTCATCGGTATTGAGTGTAAAACCGATAACGGTAGGCTGTCAGAAATGCAAAGACTGAAATTAAAGACAATTCAGAATAGCGGCGGCATTGGAATTGTAGCGGCTCCGTGTGCATGGTATGATGTGGTTAAACTCATAAATTGTGTGAGTTATGGAGAATTAGACAACGCTAGAATAATAGCCGATACGATAAATTCAAAATGGAAATTATAGAGGTCAATCATGGAAAAAAAGAAAATAGATAAAATGAAAGTGGCGATATATTCAATACATTCTGATTATAAGAAACTTTCTACAGATTTTGAAAAATTAAAAAATATTGTTACAGAGTGCCTACAGAATGACACTTTTGACCGTCACGGCCTTGAAATTTTTGATACTGTTATGGATATTGATTACCATTTAGACCGTATTTATGTACCATTGAACGATACTTATAATGATATTTTTGTGCGGAGTAAAAAATGAAAAAATTATATGACTGCTTTCTATTTGTGAGTGCTGTAGTTATATGTGTATCTGCCTTATGGCTGATTATGATAGAAATTACTGATACACCAGATGTCTATATGTCATACGAAACTAAAGTTTGCAGAAAAGTGATTATATATGACGGACCTAATGAAATTCGTGGTTCATGCAAAAAACTGCCAAAAAAATATAATATTGTGTGGGTGAAGTAAAAAATATTTTTTACAGAATAAAAAAAATCTCTCCGAGGTCACAGAGAGATTTTTATTTTTTACCAACCAATTAAAAGGAAATTTTAAAACATGACAAAAATCAAGTAGACTATCTACATATAATAAATCTAAATATGCATAAGTTCAATAGCGTTATTCAAATTTTGTGACACGGTTAAAAAAGACACTATATGATAGTGTCTTTGGGTTATGTATGTATGCTGAAACTGTTTTATTTTTCCACATCGGATAAATTGTTTTTTTGATTTATGGCTTTTAGCCCTTTTCTTAAAACAGATGGAATAATAGAACCATACCCGAGGTTCTCAATATTCTCCAAGATGGACCCACTCTCATTTATGAGATATGCAATAATTACAGCTTGCCTTATATAATTTATACCTGTACTCTGGTCAATGCCGTTTGCAATTACCACCATCAGAAAAATAATAATTTTTTTGATTATCCCTTTACCGCCTACGGAACTCGACCAATTACCTGATTTTATTGCATACCATGAGCCTGACAGATAATCTATAACTACAAATATGAATAACCATATCAATGGAATATCTACACCACCGAGCAGAAATAAAATTGTGCTAATTATTGACGCACAGCAGACAGAAAACCAAGAAGGGAAAAAATCACAAATTAGCGTCATTTATAATCTCCAATAATTCAGTAATTCGGGATTTTAAGATTTTATTTTCAATGAGATATGCAATATTTTTTTGGTATTCAGACTTTTTTATTTCGCTTTTGGAGTGTTTTAAATCATCGCTCAAATTCTCAATCAGTGAATTTAGTTCGTTATCTTGATAATCTTCCACCTTTCGCCCTTCAAAAATTTTTCTTTCTTTTGTTCTTCTGCTTTGGAGTCCTGGCAATTTTTTACCGCCAGCAAAAACCCACTTATCAAATTCTTTTGCAGCATAAAAAAATTTTTTCTGTAACAATAATTTTTTTAATGTGGATTTATTAAAGTTACCAATTCCAACATTAAAGACAAAACTAACTAGAGCATCAAATTCACACTGTAATAGTGGCAAGTCCAAATTATTTACAGCTTGCTCAAAATTTTTTAAATCTTTTCTTAAAATTTGATCTGCCATGAGTTCGGATATTTCAGAATCAGCACAAACATTTTCTGTATGACCGTAGCCGATGGTATAAACTCCGGCGGGGCATTTATACGCTTTCAACCGTAGACCCTCAAATTTTTTGATTATGGCTATCATACTTTCAGATGTTTTCAGATTTTCACACATTCTAAAGTACCACTAGCAGAATAAAAAACAAAATAACTATTAGCAATTCTCTCATAACTTGCACCACTCTAATAATGCGTTGTATTTAAGACTTAATTTGTCGCATTCGTTTGTAATATCCAAACTTTTTTCAATCTTTCGCTGTAGCTCGGAGTTTGTATAACATTTAAGTTTGGATTGATTTGTGGTTTTTGCGGACACGGCTGTACTGTGGGAATTGGAGTTGTTGTTGCACAGCTTGTCAATGTCAACAGTGACAGCATCACGCAGATTTTCAATATTAATAACATCTTCATTGTGCTGTTTCTCCAAATCATCAATATACTTTAGATATTCTGAAACAATTTTATTCTGTTTATCAGTCAAATTTCTTTCTGTTTCAATAATTTTCTGATAATTTTTTTCACTCTCCGAGCGCAGAACTTCATCATATTTTTTTGTAGCTGTTTCATATCCGTTTCTGTAATAGTGAACTCCGACAAAAAAATATGATGCAATAAAAATTATTCCTGTTGCACCGATACACACAAATTTGAATTTGTCGAACATTTTTATTTTTCTGCTGTTTCAGATTTTTTACTTTGGAGCATTTCCCAATCATCCGATTGTATCATGGCACAAAAGAACCTATACTTTTCTGATGTTTCTTCAAAATCTAGTTCTTCTGTTCCCTGGTAAAAATATTTTTTTGACAATTCAAAATCTTTTTTTATTACGCAGATTTTCCATGAAAAAAAATTTTTATTTACAAAAAAATATTCTCCATCTGGTAATTCTGCCACTTTTGAATACAAATCAAAAATTCTCATAAATTATTTTCTCCACATAGAAAATAATACATACAGTTCTATGGCAATTATAGCACTGCCAATAATGTCAATATATGTATTAATGTCACAAATATTTATCATTTGTTCTTGTTTCTGCACTCGTTACAAGTTGCCAAATATCGCTTATATGCTGACTGTTCGCCCTGCTTGCAACCGATTTTATACATCAGAATTTGGAAAAATACGATAATGCAGATTAGAATAACATCACACATTTATTCCCCTTCCTTGAAATACACCCAACTGTGCAATTCACCATTAATATTTTTAGTTTCAACCTTGTAAATCTCGCAGTCTGAATATCTATCAACGGTTTTATCCCAAGCCTCTTTGCTCATTTCACTTCGTACAAGTTTTTTCATAAATTCGTCGCCTTGAAAATTTGTCTGAATGAAATAAACGACTTCAGGTTGTTGTTTATTCCAATTTTTCAGCGTTATCATTTGGTATTATTTCCTTTTCTCCAATTCTTCAATCAATAACCCGCATAACCATATCATATACAAGATGCCCAACGCATAAACAGATAATTGCACCAAAAAATATAATACATTGAATGAATGCAATCTTCTCATACTCCATTACTTCTCCACCTCTTTATTTCCTTTTTCTAGCTGTTCAATTCTAGCAGTTAATTGTTTTATGCAACGTCTTAAATACATACATTCAACAGCATAAACTTCCGTATAACGTAAGCTGTAATGCTCGTTAGCTTCACGGATAACTTTTGTCTCTTTAGTCTTTGTTCCGTCTGCTTGTTCAACTTCAACTTCCTCTGTCTCTTGCGGATATTCTTCATGGCAGTATAAGCCGTAAGCGGAAACATCTATACCATGAGATTTACAAGCTGAATCAATTTGCTGAACAACATAGCCGGTATGAAGTCTTGCTTTGTCTTTCTTTTGGTCAACAGCGTCATTGTATTTGAATTGTACTAAATCTACATCTTCCCAAGCGTCTAGCAGTTTATCATCAATTTCAGTAATTTGCTGTTTGAGTCGTTGGTCTGATATTAGTTGTACGGCTGTACCGGTCCATGTCCAAGTGCCGTCGGGGTGTAACTCCATGGGTTTATATGTTGTACTATTTTCAGCTGCCTGTAATCTGACCATTCCGCTAGCATAACTAGAACTAGTGCTCGCGCCAAAAAGTTCAACAGAACCACCATTATCCCAGTTTGTACCCCCTCCTATAGTAGCTATATCGGCATTTTTCGTGTACAACTTACCCGTCAATACCGCCCCACCATCTCTCGGAATTGCATTAGCATCATGTATATCATAAGTTACTGATACACCGTTTACTGTCTGTGTAAAATGTGAAATATTAGCCATTTATCTGTATCTCCAAAGTTTCCGTTGTACTGTCATAGTTAAATACTGTTGCGGTTGTGACTTAATATGTCACTGTTAATGTTTCCGTGTTACTGTCATAGCTGAATGTTAAATTTGCATTTGTAAGCACTTTGTTGCCGTCATACGTCATATTACCGTTAGCGTCAGTATCTATAGTTTTACCATCTAAATTAATCGAACCGACAACCGGAGCATTAGAAAAAGTCTTAATACCGCCAACAGTTTGATTACTTGTTAAATCTACACACTGAATATTTACCGTTTTATCACTGCTAGAATTAGCTGTAAACGTATCAACTGTTGCACCATTCTGCTGAATTGTGAGTGTGCCATTATTTACATCTGGAACTTCAATATCTATTGTTTCATCAGTAGCTTGATTTGCGCTAAATGTGCCAACAGTATCGCCGTTTTTCTGTATGGTCAGTGTACCATTATTTGCATCTGGAACTTCAATATCTATTGTTTCATCAGTAGCTTGATTTGCGCTGAATGTGCCAACAGTGTCACCGTTCTTCTGTATGGTCAGTGTACCATCTTTGGGAGTTCCACCGCCAAGCAGATTATCCAATTCTTGCCAATTATGATATAAATCAGCGTACCAATCTCGGCTAAACTTTTCAGGAACTATAATTCCATTCGGTAAAGTTGTACTCGCCATTTTTCTAATCTCCTATAAAATTAATAACTCTTTCCGTACGGTGAAGTGCCATAACTTGACACACCATAGCCTTCACGCATTGGTAAATCATCCGTAAATATACTGCTGTCATACATTGTCAGTTCAACTGTGCAATTTTTTTCAGATGGTTTGATTTTCTCAACCCAACACGGAATAATGACAGCAGATACAATTCTAGGCAGTTCAATTTCAGTGCCGTACCACGTTACAGGCAAAGTGCCTCTGAATGATTTTGCATCTATCCAATCATTGTATCTTATTGACAATAGATGTGGTTGTCCTTCCTCATCAGTTATGAAAAATGCTGTTGGTCTATGTGCGACATCACCCCAACCGCCGTATTGTTCTGCGGTCAGTGGTGGATTAATTTCAATTATGCCGTTGTCGTAATTTGTGACTCTGCCGGAATAGCCATCGCCCGCCCAATTTGAACCAACCACAATATACTCGTTGCCATAATTTGGCTTGTGGCGCATTTCTGCTGTCAGCATTCCGCAAGTAGGTTCATCCACAACCAAACCTACAAAGTCCTTATAATTACAGTTTAAACTGTCAAATTCAGTAGTTAAAGTGAATTTAACTCTATTTCTCAAAATAGAGCGTAATCTTCTTGCACCCATAGCGACTGCCTGCGCTTTTTCTGTCACTCCAAACAGCTGCAGTTTTTCCTGATATATCGAAGTAGGATAATCAGTAACTTCAATGGTACTGTACTGACTAGCTGACATATGAATATACACAGTAGCAGTCTTGTACGTTTCAACATCAGTATATTGTACTTCAATTTCTTCTGCATCATCACGTCTTGGAAGTGCTACATCAATCTTCAAATTTGAATAATTTTGTGGCGAAAATATGAAACTGTAATCAGTCGGACCGGATAAATGCGCTGCATCCCAACTACCGCCCTGTTCATAGTCTATATTAGGATGCTCACCAATCTGCACAATCTGCAATCCGTCTGCTCTTGTAGATAATTCAGAATATCCAATATGCAGAATGTCAGACAGTACATTCAGCAGTGTGTTATCACTGTCTAGCGTACCATTTAAGTCTAGTCCTCGCACGTTCCAGATTGCATCCATATCAACAATATTATCAATGTGCAGTAAACTTGCAAATTTTGAATGATCACAAATATATTTTACAGCTGGAGCGAGTGCGCTTGTAGGTTCTAACACGCTAGTTTCAATGTTTGGTAACATTCTTGTAAATAATGTACTGATTTGATTATCTGACATTTCTGAAAGTGTTTCACTACCTTTGAACCGCATCAGTAAAACCGTTATATCATCATAAGACTGCGGATTTGCGATAACTGATTTGAGTCCGGTCCATTTCACCACATCGCTATAATGCGTTGTATCATCGCTATGCTCTTCTGTAAGTCTGTAACATCTGAAATACCAATCCCCTTTTGGTAAATCAAATTTTTCAGTTACTCCCACTGCATCCATTCCGGTCGAGGTGTACTCTCCGTTTGAGAATTTCTTTATACCGTTGCTTGTTAAAGTAACATCTCTGTGTTGCCATTCTAAATCGCCGGCTCTCTGATATTCAATTCTAACTGTAACATTATATGGCTCAATATCGCCTTGGTCATTTCTGTAATAGATACCGCCAGGAGCTTGCAAATCCACTTCAATTTCAGATACATCTACTCCAATCGGTGCAGCACGATATGGACCGCTAATTGCATTACTCATATCTTGAGTAGAAAAACCTTGCGTAACATTTTCTACAACAACATTTTTCTGAATAGAGTCTACCGCCCAGAATCCGGTCCAATCTGGATATAAATTACCATTACTATCACAGCGATGGAGCATAACTTTAGTTACAGATGGAGCGTAACACGGTGCATCTTCCTCCCACTTGCCACCGATTTTAACTTTTTTGAAGTATTGGTCTATGTCGGTAAATTCTCTGCCTTTATAGTCCTTGTCTGAACGCATAATATCTTGATTGTAGACTCTGTGATTTTGATGTGGGGTCGTGAACAGTCGCTTTGCATTATCACTACTTAAATTACTCTTGCTATTAACAAGTATAGGCGAGTCTAAATCTGCGCTGAAACTGTTTTCACCATATACGGCAACGACTTTATAAAAGCCATTATCGTCAACAGTACCCCTATCCTCATTATAGAAATCCCAAATACCCTCAGGGGTAGCCGTTACACGAACGGCAACGCAGTTATGACCAAATCCATATTCAGGCGTTGCTAAAACTTCGCCCTTACCGTCAGATACTATGAACTCCCAATCTTTGTCTTGCTCTTCTGGACTGAACTCCGGGTCGATTTTTGATGCCCAATTACCTACGGCTCCGGTCGGAACTAGTGAAGCCCCAACTTGCTCATACTCAAAAACAGACATAATATTCTTGCCTATTTTTGGTAATGAGAAGCATAGCTTATCTACCCAAATCTTCTCGGTGCTATAGACAGAACCTCTACTTGTCGAAACTCCGGCAAGTTCCATCAGTATGCCATCGTATCCTAAACCGCTGGACATTATGTCGACTGTCTTTCCTTCGAGTTCTTTTCTGTGGCATTTCACGACTTTAACACGCCCACAATATCCGACGTTAACTCTGAATTTAGCACCCGTTTTAATGCGGCTGTTCCACAATTTATAGGTACCGTTGTCATTAATCTTAAGTTCGTAACATAGCGGATTGCCTTCATGTGAATACGTTGCAGTCTGCTGATATAGTTCTCCGTATCTGCCTATATAAGAAACACCGACTTTTGTGTCGCCGGTATTCATTCCAGATGGACTATAACAATCAATTTCGCAATTATCGGGTATAGTCTGTAAATCTACTGTACCGTATGTGGTCGGGCCGCCAGAATAGCTATAGTATTGTTGCCAATAATCAAAAATGCTGTATTCTGTAATGGGTATCCAACCTCCCGACGACCAATACTCATGACGGCAGTTATTACCTAGTAGCATATAGTTACTGAGAGGAGTCGATGGATACCAAGCGTTTTCGCTTGGATAGAATACCGATGAATTAAGTTCCCATTCCTCACCGCCCCAACGTCTAGCACTCTCTGCAATAGAGAGTTCGTTTGCTGGAATATCGAGTAATCTCAATACCGGATCCGTACCGTCAGCGTAGAAATCACGCTGAAAAGCATAAATATGATAATAAGTATGCTGTGGCAATTGTGATTGTGCGTCAGCTTCCATCATTTCAACTGATTTAAACGGATAAACAGCGAACTGATGTGGGTGATCAAAGCAGTTTCTATAATCTTTCTGACATCTTATAGTCCAATCGCCCGATATTTGTTCAGGATAATGCTCTGCTGTATCTTGAAACGCTGGTAATACGACCCACTCGTTATTTGCACCGCTAATTTTAATCAAATCGCCGACACGGAATTTAGACAAATCGTAGCCTTCTATAAATATAGACTGATATTCTAAATGCGTGTTATTAGCGATGTTTGTAGCTGTAAGTGCGTGAAGTGTATGGCCGCTACTAGTTACTTCTGTCGAGTTATACCAACATTTAGTGATTTCTGGTGCTATGCTGTTATTTGATAAATCTGTTGACGGATCACATACTTCGCACTGTATGCCCTGTAACACTGATAATGGAGTTGCACCGACATAGATATTTGATAAATCGTGCTGAAAATAGCCTATACCTTGGCTCAAAATTAAATCTAAATAGTATTCATTATCACGGTAAAATCCGTGTGCATCTGCTAAATAATCAGGGAACTTTTTAAATAAGCCAAACTGTTCAGGAATGACATCACCTAACTTGATTTTATTGCCTTGTGCGTTCACGTCATAAATTGAGCGTGATTCACCGCTTTTATCTGTTCCGGTTTTACTGTTCAAATTGTGCATCATACGCATGGTATATAAGAAAGTTGCAACCATAGCGATAATCACAAAGGCGAACATTACAACAGTTCCTTCCGGCTCCAGGATAAATTTTACTTCGTGATTTTTTTCTTCAGATAAATAAAATTTTTTCCAATCTGCAAAAGGAACGACTTTACCATCAACAATTACTGTGATAGATTTCTCTGTGAGATGTGGAGTTTGTGCGAGTTCCGAAACTAAATCATATATGCTGATATTTGATTTAATTTCAGTAAATTCTTCTTCAATTATGAAATCTAAATCGTGTCTAGGTGCGACTATTACGTGTAATTTCATAGAATTTTAAACTCCATAAACTGTAAATTCTTTTAATTGTGCCAATACTCTGTAATACAGCACCGTTTTTGTTGATATGCAGAATTTTATTATTTATCACTATTCCGCAGTGTGCTAAAAAATTATTTTTTGTATAAAATCCGCATAGGTAAATTTTATCACGTTCTAAATTTTTTTCTGTGACTTCTGCATATTTTACAATTTTTTTAAAATTTTCTTCGCCTTCCGGTGCTTGACTAATATCGGTTATACTCTGTTCCAACGGCAGATTAATTTTTAACTCGTTTTTGAAAAATTCCAAAACAAGACCGTAACAGTCAACATCTGGCAGAGTTCTACCACCTTGCTTATATCTCGCTAAAAGATATTTATCTATGTTAATTTGACACATAGATTATCCCCGGTGCGTTTTCAGCAGTATAGCGTTTCTGTGGAAATTCAGTATTTACTAAATCTGCAAAACTAGCGGTAAAGTTTGCAGCAGAACCGGAGAAATTAACTGAATTTATAACCATTTCAATTTCAAATTCTTTTTGCAGTGTCGTAGGGTGCCATTGTGCAAGTGTGACAAAGTTCAAATTTTTATGGTCATTCCGTGTAATGCGTGAAAGATATTGTAAGATTTCACGATTTACATCACCGATGGAAAAAGTTAAATCCTGAAAAGTATTATCTGACCTTTCAGGCAGTGCGGCACTGAAACAGCTTGCAGAATAAACTTCACCATCTAAAGTTATATCATTTTGTGACAGTGCATAGCGTAAAATTTTATTTTCTGTTGCGGCGGCGCTCCAGGGTTGACCGTTAGATTTATATCCTAAAGTTAAATTGAATGTGAGTGTGGTAATCGGGAACTTATCACCGCTCGCCCATAGTGCTTTGAGTGTTTGAAGTGCCATACATTATTCCCTCACGTCTAAAGTGAAACTCACTTTATACACAAAATTTGAAGTATTGCGGAACTGTAAATCTTTTTTTATTTGGCCGTTTTTAATGCGTACAGTTCTTGTATTAACACTGTCAGAATTATCTAGTGGTAGATTCATTGTGAACCAATCCGAGCCATAATTCAGGCTTTTGTAGAAGTTCCAGAAGTCTACCCATTGTGCGCCTGTAAGCATAAGAACGCATGAAACAGAAAAATCACTTGCGTTGTATGGCATAGTTCTTTGTCTAGCACTGCCATCTGTGAAAGTAGTTCTTATCAGTGCCGGTTTATAATCAGCACTGTATGATTCTTGCAGTGGTTGCGGTAATGTGTTTGGATAACTCAATATACTCATTTAATACCCCACTCTTTTAAGGCCGTAAGTCGATTCTAGTACACTAGCAGTATCACCGCCGGACCTAATATTTGCCACAAATATATCAATCATCTGTTGATCATCACGTTCAGACTGTTGCACCGTTCCGGCTTTTTCTCTATCTTCTATCAAATTAACTGTAATGGCATTTTGTCGTAACATATCCGCAGTGTCTTTTCTTCCGGTTACTGTTGCCGGACCCTTTATAAGTTCCGGTCCAATTTCACCCACTAAACCAACGGCTCCACTTGGGATGTAGCCGCCTTTGTCGTATGCACCGGAATAATTAATTGATTTAATTTGTCCGACTAAAGCCAAACCTTGTGCCAGAACTCCGGCCCATGCAATTAAATTCTGCGGATATGGAGCCGCCATCGCATTTGCTGCACCTTGATAAATAGACAGTATGGAACTAGCCACGGCAAAACTTTTCTGTAATGCGAAAAGTGTTTTATACATACCGCTATTTTTTTCAAATCCTTGCGCTATGTTTCCGATATAACCACCAATGGCAGAACTTGCTTGTGCATATACTCCGGTTATCTGTGTAGCGGTCAATTTTGACTTTTCAAAATTCCCGGTTAAAACATTATCCCAAGTCAAACCGTACTTTTGCAGTTTATCCGTAAAAGCGTCTAATGGTGTAGATTCTGACCAATCTCTCTCAGTTTCTCGAAGTCTATCAATCTGTTCTTTTCTTTTTTCTGCTTCACGCTCATAGTGTTCGCTATATAATTCTGACAGCTTATCCAAGTGCAGTTGTGTGAGTTCTTGCTCTGTGGTCCTATACTGCTCTTGTGTAATTGCGTTCTGCTCCAATGCAGTTTTTAGCACTGTCATTCTGTCAGCGTATGTAGTGTTCTCTTGCTCAATAGCATCTAGTGCATTGAGCTTCATCCGCTGAATTTCAGCGTTCAAATTCTCATAGGCTTTTCTTGCCTTGTCAGTTTCTTCAGCTAATTTTCTTGCGGCAGAACTTGCGGCGGTACTTCCAGAAGTGCCGGACCCCGACATTTTGAAAATATCGTCATAATTTAAAGATTTTGTTTTTAAAGAATTTTGTAAATTAATTCTTGTTTGAATTAAATCATCGTATGCTTTAGCACGTTCTTGATTATTTTTCTTTTCAATATCTGCTAACTGTTTCTGAAAAGCATCTTCTGATGTAAGTTCAGCATCTTTCATCTGCTTGTTTGCATCAGCTACACGCTTTCTTTCTGTCATGTAATAGTCTAAAAGTGGATGGCCTTTTGGCAGTTGCAGAATAGCTGAAAGGTCAACCTTTCCACTTTTCTTTACAAGTGCGGTATTTTCTAGGCCTAATTCCTTAATTTTAGCCAGCATCTTAATGCTCAAATCAGCACGATTCATAACATCGTATGTAGTGCCGTGAACAGTTTGCGCTATGATAGATCCGGCCCTTTCAGCGTATGCTTGTAGCTGTTTGTACCAAGTATCTAACTGTGCAGTAATATCACCCAATCCCAGGCGAACAAAGTCAAACCACCCTTCAAAATATCCGATTTCAGCCTTGCAAGTTTTCTCTCCGGCATCAGATAAATTTGAGAAAAAATCTGCGAACGGTTGCCATAAATTTGATAGGCCGTTTGCTATTGTGGAAAATGCGCCCTTGAAGGCTCTTACAATTCCACCTAACGCTTGTTGTACTTCTGCGGATTTCAGCCATGCTGTAAAGCTGTCTAATGCTCTTGACGCTGTATAGATACTGTCTGCAATCTCTCTACCTACATCTCCGGTTGCGATGGCAGTCCACATATCCGACCATGCATCAGATAGGTTCTTTGTGGCTCCGGTCATACCTCGCATTTGGAAGTTTAGCGTTTCAGCAAAATTATTTTTTGAAATATCAGATACATATTTCATTATTGATTCTGAAGTATTATCAATTACAGACTTCTGACCTTTGTACGATACTTCAATTTGATCACCGGTAGCCTTTGCCACAATACCAAGCTGTTTTAAGGCTTTCACTTGACCGAGTGCTACACTTGTAACGACTTGCGATACACTAGCTAGAGTGTTATTAGTGCCTACTGCAATCGCTGACAACGCTTTGATGTTTTCCTCGGTCGGAACAATACCGCTCTTATTCAGATTAACAGCGGCCGCTGTTATATCATCGAACTGTTGTGGAATTTTTCGAGATAAATTATTTAAGTCATTAAATAAAAGTTTAGCATCTTCAATATTGCCTGTAATCGCTGAAAGGCTTGAAACCTTGCTCTCATAGTCTTTTAATGATTCAACGATTTTCTTAAAAGATGCAACGGCAGAAAAGGCCCCCGCTAATCCGGCGGCCATACCTTTAAAAGAATTTTTGATAGAATTAGCACAACTTGCAGATTGAGTTTTTAGAGTGTTTAGCGACTTGGTATATTTTTCAGTATTTAACCCGAGAACTGTACCCGCATAATTAACCGTTTTTGCCATTTTTCATTTTTCCCCTAAAAAAATTTCTCACATCATCGGCAGTCGTGTTTTTTTCTGAATTATTTTTTTCTTCCTCGTTTTCTGCTTGTAGAATTTCCAGCCAAATATCTATTTCTTTGGCCGGAAATTCCAACAGCACAGTTATAGGAACCCCGATTTCCCTTGCTACTCTTGCGATTAGTCTACCGTATCGGCATCGGAAATTTTTTTTTCAGATTCAGACATGGTTAAAAGTTTGGTGTTTTCTTCTAACAGCTTTTGCAGTAAATCGTTAGGTAAATCACACAATAAACTGTAATTTTCGTCTTTTTCTGTCCTATTTCCCTCACTGTCACACAGTGCCATATTTAACGCAAATAATAATTTTTCATCCTCTGACGCATTTTTTAAATCATTCTCAAAAATGAAGTAAAGATGCATTTTTTCTCCGGCATTTAATTCTCGCAGAAAAATTTTTGTATCAATTTCAGAAAAATCTTTTGCGTTTACTTCCACAATTTTTAATTTATTTGTGGCACGATATTTATTAATCAACTCAGCATACATTTTTATTTTCTCCGTGTGTTTTTATGATGCGTCAGTGAAAGCCACATCACCATTGATACGCATTGAGATTTTAGCTTTTACTCCATCCTCATTTGAGCCGCCTACAAGGGCATAACCGGAAATTGCGGCTTGGAATTTGGCGGTGTCACCGTTCTTCCACTGTACTTTTACCCAAATATTTGATCCGGCCTCGGCAGCAGTCTTTAAAGCGGCCTGGTTTGTATCTCCGGCATACTTGTAGTAGGTTACTTCCATTTCAGCAGTATCTTTCATTCCGGCCATGTAGCGTTTAGTCGTATCTGCGAGTGTGGTTTGCTCTACAAATGCGCCTGAATTACCAATATCACCGATTTCAGTGATGCCGTTCCACGGTGACCACGTACCGGAATTTGAGTCAGGGTCTGCTGTTGCAGTGGAATAGCCAACAAGCATACCAGCAATTAAAGTTGCGTTCTGCGGTGTATATGAAAAAATAGGTGTAACAGCCATTTTTTTATCTCCTATAGATATTAACGTCAATATTTACTTTTCACTGTTTCATTATAATTTGTTTCGAGGTCCTCTGCTATTGCTTTGAATAGCTGATTTTTAACCCGATTAAAACTCGACATAACCCAATCGTTACCTGGGATTCCATTAACATAACTGTCGCTCGAAACTTTCTGCCGATTCTTCAAAATATGACGCATACTAGACTTATTAGCTATGCTATGTGATTGAGTTCCAAAGTTTAGCCATACTCCGGCATAGGTCGGAGCCTTAATTAAATGCTTTCTGCCATTGTGAAAACTGATTCTTTCTTTATCTAAATTTTTCACTCCGACAATCAGCTTTATATTGTTATTTTTAAAACTTACACGGCCTTTCAAACCTTTCTTCAAAAATCCACTGTGCGGAATACCCCATTTATTCAGCTTGCCTTTCGCCTGTAATGCGTCACCGAGTGCAGTTTTTTCAGCGTTTTGGAGCAATTTATTTCCACGTTTTAGCGAACTTCTTACTATTTTTTTTCTTAATTTTGGCTCTGTCTTGGCTAAATCTGTGATGTACCTCTCAATACATGATAGGTCTATGTCAATCTGCCATTCGTCTTTTAGAGCCATAATTTTATTCCCAAAAAAATTAATCTATAACATCTATATTTAATTTAAGTGTCAGTACGGAACTATAGAAATAGTCCACATCTGGATCAAAATCTAAATCATGCAGTGACTCAAAAAAAATATTTTTTATCCCTGATGTATCATCATCGTCAAAACTTTGATCTAATAAACTGTCTACCACCGCATCGGCATCGGCCCTATCTCTGGAACTGATTATAATTTTAACCGTTGCCCAGAATAGTGTAGAACTCATATCTAAAGTTCTTGTCAGTTCCACATCTTGCAGATTAAAACAAACAACAGATTGATTACGGTCATGGTCTGGAACGAAGTCACAATAGACAGATACCCCACTTCCGACAATTCTTTCAATCCATGATTTAATTGTTGTTCTACTCTCTGCTAACATCTTATGTGTTCCTTATCCGTGACGCATCGTCATTCATTATCACTGTTAAAATTATGCTGTCTGCTTTCCAATCCGAAGTGATATTCACAATATCATATTCATAACCTTGATATACGACTTTAAAACTGTTGTTTATATCTTTCAGATAGCGAATTTGTAACGTCAGCAAATTATTTGCTAACACTGTGCTGTTCCGTAACTGCTCACGAGTAGTTACAGGGCGCACGTTGCACCAAACATCATAAGATGTTAGTCCATCATGTGATTTTATGGTTATTCTTTCGTTAAGTTTTCCGCTTTCCATTACGCTTGCGCTATCCTGAACTGATTTAATATAAACATCGCCGCACCCGGTATTTTTTCAGCAGAACGGTCATTATAAAAGCTGTCAATAATCATCAATTCTGCTATTTTTAATTGGTCATTGTACTGAATGTCATTATCGGTCAATTCAGCGTTTAAATCTGTGATTATTGTCCGGTTTAAGTATGTATTCATTAAATTAAATGCAGAATTTTCTAATTGTGACAAATATTCATCATCATAATTATGGTCAATTCTGCATTGTGTCTTAATCTCTGAAAGTGTGGGTCTTGTTACTGCGGTCATACAACCCCCCTTTTATGCAAATTAATCACAATCGGATCTAGTTCACTAGCCTTGTATCTTCCAGGCTGTAAAGTTACAATGTCATAGCCATTAGGCGAATACGGAAAAGCTTTTTTTATTTCTATTTCCACGTCTGACATATCCACTCGTGGCGAATTATCAATTTTTAAATTTTTTTCTTCTGTCAAAAAAATATTTTTTTCTTCAGTAAAAATTTTTTTTGGTGGTCTGCCTCGTTGTGCCATTTTTTTTATTTCCTTTGTAAAAAAGGGCCGTGTTACCGACCCTCCTATATGTTTTTGTTTTTGTTCTTATGGAAATATCTAACTTATGCTCCGGTAACAGCAACACACAATACTTTGAGTGCTCTGTAGTCCTGAACTAAACCGCCCACACGTTTAATTGAGTACAAACCGATGTACGGCTTGTTAGAGTACATATCACGCAGAACGCCGATACCCGGTCTTTCAAGAATTGCATAACCCTGACGCATATCGCCAAATATGATCGGGCAAGCATTAGCGGCAACTGCTGGCAGATAATCATCAATTTCAATAGGGTAGCCTAAAAGTGTCTCCGGCATATTCAGAGATACATCTCCACGGCCAAAGATACCACGCTTTTCATCGTCTACAAGAGCCTGCTGTAATGCGGTATAAGTTGAAGTTGACATATACCACTTAGCATTAGCACGATAAGCGTAGTTCAGACTATCTTTGATAGCGTACAGTGAATTGAGAGTAATTCCGGTTGCAGATTCAGTATTAACTTGCTGTAACTTGTTCCAGGTTCTCTGTGTATCATCTTTTGCTTCACGCAGTGCGTTTAAAATACCGTTTGGCTTGTCTGTACCGTTACCGGAAATGAAAGCGGCTTCTTCCTTATCAGCAAAAGTGATAGCCAGGTCACGGGCAAATCCTTCTTCAAAATTGTACCATGTATCAGCCAGGAAGTTCTGTGTGTACTGTGGGAATGCGTATAACTCGCCAACAGTGGCAGTAATTACATCGTATTCCTGAGCATCGGTTGCAGTTCTTGCAGAAGTTTCACCTACCCAACCGGAAGTGATACCGGTCTTTTTATAAGGTCTCTGATAATTCTTGCCAGCGGCCTGAATAATGGTAGCATTTCTGCGAATTGTTGAACGTGGTGTAAGTAACTCTACTACTCTCTTGTCTAAACCATCAGGGCAGATATAACCGCCATTGGCATTAGTTCCCTCGGAACCAGCGGCACGAAGATTTAAAGCATCTCCGGTTTTAAGGTAATTATGGAAATTTTTTTCATACTGCTTTGATGGATCTTCTGTCTGTGCAGTTCCGGTTATCGGGTTAGATAACTGTGCAATCTGTGTTTTGAGACTTGCAATTTCAGCATCACGCTTTGAAATTTCTGCGTCTGAAGCAGAATTTGCAGCAGTGCGGATTTCTTCAATTGCTTTATTCATAGCATCAATTTGATCTTTTAAATTCATATCATTTTCTCCAATATCATGATCATGTGAAGATTTAACTTGTGTAATTTTTGCATTAGGGTTAGCTGGGAAAACAACAACAGAATACTCCATTAGATCAGCATCAGCTATCCCGTAAGCGTCTAAATCTTGATTATATTCGAGTGCATCACAATCCAATTCAAACCCAACAGACAAACCTAGAACTGATCCATCTTTCATGTGTGCATAGGCAATTTTGGCTTGCGGATCTTCCATTGTTAATTTACCATGCGCCCACAATCCTTTTTCATCGGATCTCAATTCTGTACATTTGCCTAGCGGCTTTGTGCGGTCATGTGACCACAATACCGGGATAACTTCTCCGGCATTAAAACGCTCTATTGATTTATCCCATGCGCCAGGTAAAAAATAAGTTCCATAACTGTCTACATCGTAGTATGTAGAAATGTAACCATCAAATTCGCCATTTTCTGATATAGATAGGCCAAATGAAATATCACGCCTTTGAAACTCTTTATTCATAATTGCAAAAATCCTATTCTACATATCACACATTATAACATTATTCAATCCATATCAAAATTTTTATGTGTGATACTAATCACATAATTAAATATTATCGCCGTTTTCTGTCGCATTTTCTGCGGATTCTTCCGGTTGTTCCATATTTGGATTGATAATTTTACCGTTTTGGTCCATATATGCAGTATTAAGTGGCAGTTTTCTTATATCACCGCCGATACAAGTATTCATTCCCAACATTTCAAGTGCGTTATTTATCGTAATAACTCCACTATCAAGCAAAGATTTCACATAATTAACTTGCGATGTACTATCGCCCCTTAACAGTGAAGTTAAATCAAATTTGAATTTGAGTTTGTGCTGTTTGTCTGACGGAATAAGCTGTTTATTTAAACGCTGTTCGATTCTTCTCAAATATGGAACCAGGCTGTAATTAACAAATTGAATGTTCTGCTGTTCTATGTTACTAAATGTCGCATGATCTAAATTAGCAACCATGTGCGGCGGAATACGGAAAACTCCGCAGATTTCGTCACGATCATACTTTCTGTTATCTATGAATTGAGTATCTACCAGGGAAATCTTAAACTGCTGATATTTAAGGCCGTTATCAAGTATCATAGGTTTTCCGGCATTTTCTGATCCGGTATAAGTCTTATAAAATGCATCTCTAATTGCTTTGTGCGTGTCTTTATCAAGTTTTGCATCTGTAGACAATACACCGGATGTCATTATCCCATTTTGATACACTTTCCCGGCGAGTTTATCTGTGCTGTCTGCATTGTAGAAAAGTGAATTAACCTGTTGTATCGGTGAAAGTCCATGTAAACCATCGAGCGCAGTTAATTTTATATGCAGAATTTCTCTCTGACCGCATACGATATTTTTAGTGTCGCCTTTGACTTTAACGGTCACGGTATATTCCGGTTCATTGGTATTTGGCTTATAATCGGCAGATACCATGTAATTGGCAATCGGGATTAATTCGACTACTTCATCACCATATCGAGAAATGTACGCATAGAAATTACCAAACGTGTCTAGGCTCCAGGACATTATCTCTAAAAATTCAGCGGCAGTCTGCCATGAGTTAGGAGCATCATGCAATAATTTATACAGTGGGTTTTTATATGCTGGCTTTCTGCTGCCATCTTTGCTTATCTCGTATAAACGCAGTGGTAGCATAGCTATAGATTCTGCTCTTACTCTGATGCAAGAATATACCGTAGATATACGCATAGCGGATTCTGCACTAATAGCGTCAGGAGTAGAAAAAGGAAAATCACCGATTACATAATCAGCAGTTCTAACATTTTCAGTTTTGGTTTTCCCTCTGTTAATAATCTTCGTAAATGTTTCGATAATGCTCATCACATGATCCCTCGCATCCTATAATCATCAATCTAGCTATTGCCATTAGGCAACATATTGCACCATCAATTTTATTTTGTTGTCTTAGGTTCGCCTTTCTAGGAAAATCATTGTCGTTTAAGTCTTTTTTACTTTCCACATTTCCAATATTCCACGAAAGGCATTCATTACCATCAAAATGGAACCGTTGCGCCATAATTGCACTAGACATTTCCTTCATGGCCGGTGAAAAATAAGCGGTTGTCTTTGAAAATTCTAACACATTCAAGCCATAATTGCGCTCAATTTCTTGCTCCATTTGAAGTGCGTTATAACTATCAAATATTATCTCTGAAGGATGGTAAACTGTAGCTAAATTACTGATTGTTTCAGTCATGTTCATATAGTCTGTTTCGTAACCATCAGACACATTAAGAACAAATCCGCAACAGGTATTGTGCGCTGGAGTATGCGCGAACTTCTGATAAATTTTGAAATTTGGTTGCGAGCAGTCGTTCACAGTTGTTTCAGGCAAAAAGAACTCAGGAAAAGCGTAATAATGTAACAATCCCTCAATGTTTTTAGCAAATACTATGCAGATACAACCCAGGTCAAGTTTACTGTTAAGGTCCACAGATATAACACACGGACAACCTATAAAATTTTCGATGTTTAATTTATCATCAGCACAGTATTTCAGGGCATCCATCGAAAAATATGCAGCCGCATTATTTACCCACACATTTAAGTGTTTAGTTAAAAATTTTGCCCTATCAGAATTTGACTTAAACGACTTTAGGCACTGCATACGCAGATATGACGTATTAAGACTTACACCAAAATTCGGATTAGCTTTTTTCAAAATCCGCAAATCCCTTTCTTCCACTTCTGCGGATTCGTCAGGATTTCCGATTAAATCTAAATCTTCCGGATCTATTGAGTATATGCGTGAGAATAATCTCTCATCGGGAACACTTCCCATGATGTTCGATACGTTTTCATCGTGTTTTTCTTTACAGAATGACAGTAAATCATATCCGGCAGTCGTAATCATAAAAATTAGCGGCTGTTCTCGGGAACCGAGTCCGGTCTGCTGGCTTTCGTACAAATCGCCGTTATTGTGTTGATGTATTTCATCAAGAATAGCGCAGTGCGGTGAACCACCATCAATAGGAACGCCCACAATAGTCTTAAATGTTCCACCGTCAGCTAATTTTATGCTTTCCACTTTTATATCCGGCTGATACTTCGCCAGGAGTGCCGGATTTTGTAATAACATCAAACGTGCCGGATTGAAAACTTCCTCGGCTTGGGTTTTGGTCTTGGCTCCGCAGTTGACTTCTGCGCCGCTTTCACCATCAGCTAAAAACATGTATAAACCGATTCCGGCGGCGATTACAGTCTTGCCGTTTTTTCTTGGTACTTCACAATAGCTTTCAGTGTATCGGCGGTTTTCGCTTTCTTTGTCTACCCAACCAAACAGATTGCAGATTATATCACACTGCCACGGCTCAAGAATTATATGCGCTTTCTGACTGCCCCATTTACCTTTGACGTGTCGGAGCGTTTCGATGAAAAAGCAAGTCTTTTCTGCTTTGACCGGATCAAACTTCCACAGATATTTTTCTTCAGTCTGTTTGTAGAGAATATCATTCAGGGAATTTTCAAGAGATTGTATTATGAGTCGGGACCGTTCGATTCTTCCAGATACAACGTCTACAGCATACTCAATCGCTTTGATTGTATGCTCAAAACCTACAGCGTAACGTGGAGCATTTTTAATTTTCCGCAAATCTGAAATGAATTTTTTTGCGTCTGACTCGTAGCTACTAGAAATCATCGTATTGATCCATTTCTACAGTCGAACGGCCCTGTTGTGGTACAAGGCAATCGTACATTTCAGTTTTCGGATCTAGCGTCAAGGCCTGATATGCTTTGCAGAAATTATCGTGAAATGCTTTTTGCACTTGGTACAGTGGAG